CTATGTGGTGCAGCACAAAACCCTGATGGACGCCATTTCCACCGACGGCAATTTGTCGGCGGCAGCCAAGGTCGATATGCTGGCCAGCCTGGCCGACAGCTTCAACAAGACCGTGGCCGCCAGCAAGCGCGTGCTGCCCGAAACGTCCGAGCTGGCCACGGCCCTTTCCGTGCTGGACAAGCTGGGTCTTTTCATCCGCGACCACTACCCCCAGCACGGCCCGGCCTTCCTGGAGGTGTTGGAGCCGTTCGGGGCGGAAGTCGCGCGGGTGTTTGGGTAGGCCATGGCGCTCAAGCTCAAGCCGAAAGACTTCCTGGCCGAGCTGTCCCGCTTGGCCGAAAGCATGCGCCGCACCATCGAGGCCGAGTGCGGCGGCTTCGCCTCGGACCCGGCCGCCGCCCAGGAGCGCCGGCAGCGCGTGAAGGCCGACTTCGCCTTTTTCCGCCACACCTATTTTCCCCATTACAGCCGGTACGGCGATTCCGTGCTCCACACCTGGCTGGACAAAACCCTTCCGGCCCTGGTGGACCACCCGGACGGCCAGCGGCTGGCCTGCGCCGCCCCGCGCGGCGAAGCCAAGTCCACCATCGTGGCCATGATCTTTGTCTTGTGGTGCCTGCTGACCGGCCGCAAACGCTACGTGATCCTCATTGCCGACGCCTTTGAGCAGGCCGCCGCGTTGCTGGAGGCGGTCAAGGTGGAACTGGAGGCCAACCCGCGCCTAGCCATGGACTGGCCCGAGGCCGTGGGGCTGGGGCGCGTGTGGAACGTGGGCGTGGCCATCACGGCCGGCGGCGTCAAGCTGCAGGCCTTTGGCAGCGGCAAACGGATGCGCGGCCTGCGCCATGGCCCGCACCGGCCGGACCTGGTCATCTGCGACGACCTGGAAAACGATGAGAACGTCAAAAGCCCGGAGCAGCGCGACAAGCTGCAAAGCTGGCTGCAAAAAACCGTGCTTTCGCTTGGCGAGGCCGGCGACACCATGGACGTGATCCTGGTCGGCACGGTGCTGCATTACGACTCGGTACTGGCCCGACTGCTGGGCAACCGGCTGTGGCGCTCTCGCAAATTCCAGGCGGTCATCCAGTGGCCCGACCGCATGGACCTGTGGGACCGCTGGGAAGAGATCCTCCTCGCCCTGGGGGAGGAGGCGGCCCAGGTCTTCTATGCCAAAGCCGGCAAGGCCATGGAAAAGGGCGCGGTGGTTTCCTGGCCATCAGCCCGGCCGCTCTACAAGCTCATGCTCAAGCGCGCCCGGGACGGCCACGCCGCCTTTGACAGCGAACAGCAAAACGACCCGCTTTCCGGCGAGGATGCGCCTTTTGCCGCCTGCCTCACCTTTTGGGTGGAGCGCCGCGACGACTGGCTTTACTTCGGCGCGCTGGACCCGAGCCTGGGCAAGGCCGGGGCCGGGCGCGACCCTTCGGCCATCCTCATCGGCGGCTATTCCCGGGAGCGCGGCGTGCTCGACGTGGTCGAAGCGTCGATTCGCAAGCGCGTGCCGGACCGCATCATCGAAGACGTCATCAGCTTTCACGAGCGCTATCGCTGCCTGCTGTGGGTGGTGGAGGCGGTGCAGTTCCAGGAGTTCTTGCGAACCGAGCTGATCCGCCGGGCCATGCTGCGGGGCCTGGCCATACCGGCCCGGGCCGTGACGCCCATCACCGACAAGGCGCTTCGCATCGAGGCCCTGCAACCTTATTTCGCCCAAGGGCGCATCCGGCTGCATCCTTCCCAGCGCACGCTCATCGAACAGCTCAAGCACTTCCCCAAGGCCGACCACGACGACGGCCCCGACGCACTGGAGATGCTGTTCCAGGCGGCGACCAAGGGCTTTGGTTCCATCGCCTTTACTCCCGTGCCCAAGGCCGGCGGCCGCAACCTGATCCGCAAAGGACGCCACGACCATGACGACGATGATTGATCGCCTCAAGGCCGCCTTTTCCGCTTTCCGGGGCGGCGCGCAAAAGGAGATGCAGACGGCCGCCCTGGCTGCGCTGCACAACGACTACGTCGCCAGCCTGACCGGCGGGCTCACTCCCAGGCGCTTGGAAGCGCTTTTGCGCGCGGCCGACGACGGCGACATCGTGGGACAGCATACCCTGTTCGCCGAGATCGAGGACCGGGACGAGCACATCCACGCCGAGCTGTCCAAGCGCCGCCGGGCGCTTTTGTCCATCCCCTGGCGCATCGAACCGGGCAAGGCCGGCGGCAGTCGGGCCGAGGCCGTGGCCGGGGCCGTGCGCGCACAGGTGGAAGCCATCCCGGACTTCGAAGACGTCATCCTGGATATGGCCGACGCCATCGGCCATGGGTTTGCCTGCCTGGAAATCGAATGGAGCCATGACGGTTCCCGGCATCTGCCGGCCGGCCTGCACCATCGGCCGCAGAACTGGTTCCAGCTTGCCCGGGACGGGGCCTTGCGCCTGCGCGACACCACCCCCGAGGGCCAGGAGTTGTGGGCGCTCGGTTGGATCGTGCACAAGCACCGCAGCAAAGCCGGCATCTTCGCCCGGGCCGGGCTTTTCCGCGTGCTGTGCTGGACCTACCTGCTCAAGCAGTATTGCCGGGGCGACTTCTCGCAAATTCTGGAAATCCATGGCCTGCCCATGCGACTTGGCAGGTATCCGGCGAACTCCAGCGATGAGGAGCAAAAGACCCTGCTCAAGGCCCTGCGGATGCTCGGTTCCGACGCCGCCGGCATTATCCCCGAGGGCATGGATATCGAGTTCAAAGAAGTGGCCCGAGGCTCGGAAAAGCCGTTCATGGCCATGCACGACCTGTGCGAGACCGGGCAGTCCAAGGCCATCCTGGGTTCGACGCTCACCACCGACACCAAGGGCGTGGGCAGCCAGGCGCTGGGGGAAATCCACAACGAGGTGCGCCTCGACATCCTGGCCAGCGACGCGCGCCAGCTTGCCGGCAGCCTGACCCGCCAGCTGTTGGCCCCGCTGGCCTATCTCAATGAAGGCGTCACCGATCCGGCCTTGCTGCCGCGTTTCGTCTTCGATCCGAGCCGACCCGAAGACCTGGAGAAGCTGGCCAAGTCGCTGCCCGAGCTGGCCCTGGTCATGGACATCCCCACCCGCTGGGCGCACGAGCGCGCCGGCATCCCCATGCCCGAGGAAGGCGAGGCGGTGCTGGCCCGCAAGGATGGAGTCACGAAAAGTGATCCGGCCACGCCCGAGGCGGACGATCCGGCCGAGGCCACGGCGGCGCTGGCCGCCGAGGGCGGCGACGATCCGCGCTATCCCGACCAGGACGCCGTGGACGCGGCCACCGTGCCCGACGCCGTCCTGACCGCCCTGGCCAGGGACATGCTGGCCCCGATCCTGGCCGAGGTCGAGGCCGGCATCGCCCCGGAAGCGCTCGTCGGCAAGCTGGCCGAGCTGTACCCGAAGATGGACACCACGGCCCTGGAGGAGCTGACGGCCCGGGTGCTGTTCGTGGGCGAACTGTGGGGGCGCTTGAGCGTCCAGGCCGAAGAAGAGGAGGCGTAGGCCATGCCGGCGCTCTTGTTCATGATTGCGGGTATTGCCCTGCTGACGGACCATCCCGGCATCGCCTTTTTCGCCGTGTTCGGCATGATCCTGGCGGCCTGATGCCCAAGCCCGTCTCCCTGTCCTTCGCCCTGGGGCTGCCGCCGGCCGACGCCGTGGCCTACTTCGAGTCCAAGGGCTACAAGGTCAGCTTCAACTGGCACGAGCTGGACCAGGCCGCCCATGCCCAGGCCTTTACCGTGGCTAAGATGACCAGTCTTTCCATGCAACAGGACGTGCGCGCCAGCCTGCTGCGTTGCCTCAAGGAAGGCAAAACCGAGGATTGGTTCCGCAAGCAAATGGAGCAGTACCTCCGGGAAAAGGGCTGGTGGGGCAAGAAAAGCGGCTTTTTCCATTGTTCCTCCGATGCCTACACCCACTATAACCGGAGGGCAGGGATTGGGTCCGGCGTTTTTAACGGTCTCGACCACAAACTTCTTGACCCCTTCTTCCCCTTCAGCA